TCAGTTGTTGAAAGAACGTTGTGAGGAGGCTTTGTCCGCCGCCGCTTTTTTATAGGCTTCAGCGCCTTCTTTGACGATTTTCTCGGTGCTGCGCCCGATGATATAGCCGCCAACGCCGAGCTGGACAATATCGAGCAAGCTGTCGACCACGCTTTCGGGGAGGTTCGGGGCGGTGAAGCCGAGCCAATGCGCCCCGATTAACCCCGCGAACCACAGCATAAGAACAGGCCGCCAGTTTCGTTGCAGCCAGCTCTCCCCCTTTGCCTCGGCGACGATAATCTCGGCGGCGGCTTTGAGGGCGTTGGCTTGGGTCGTCAGCATATCTTGTTGCAGGGCGTTTTTAATTCTTTCGGCCTCTGCTTTGTTTTCGACCACCTTGTCGATCGTCGCAAAAATAGGCCCGATCAGGGCCTGTAAAAAACTCAACATATCGGAATCCTTCAATATTTATTGCGGGCGGTATTGCGATGGAAAGAATAGCTTTGAAAGGTTTTTCATAGCTTTGACCCAAGAAGGTTGCGGTTTTTGGGTGCTGCGCTGGAAGTTGTCTGAAAGGGACATATCTTTGTTTGGTGCGTTTGGAATTGATGAGCTCTCACAGGTTTTTGCGTGTTTTTGGGTGACAAGCTCAAGGAAGACATCAGACGTTGTGTACGAAATTTTGCCGGCGGCTTTGTGCGATGAACCAAATTTTTCGTGATATTTCAGGTGGTCACGAATATTGCTTTGGAATAATCCGATGCCGCCGTGGCAATGATTGTCATTGGCGCATAAATCTTCGAGAAGGATCACATCATATCCGTGGCAAAGGGCGCCTTGGACGGTTTCCTTGACACAGGCCGATAAATTGACGCCCGCAACGACCAAGGTCGTAATTTTTTCATCTTCAAGAAGGTTTTCTAATGGGGACGGATGCATCATAAAGGCGGAATTATTATTTTTGCATACTAAGAAGTCGTCCTTTGCAGGGGTTACTTTGTAAAACCCGCCACAGGCCTTTTTCGGTCTTGGCTTGTTTGCGTTATCGTCATAGTAAACCCAGCAAGTGCGCAGGGCGCGTTGATTAAACAGGGGTGAAATATGTGCGATTTTTTCGCTGACCGCGACTGTTTTGTCATTGCCTCTTTGGTCATAGTGGGGGTCGCAAAATTCACGTTGCACGTCAATCGGCACGAACAAACATTGTTCGAGCGGAGGAATGAGATCCAGCGTCGTGCGTGTTATATGACCAGTCATCTTTGTCTGTGTACATGTTTGTCATATTCGTATGCAAGAAAAAATTGAATGGCGGATCATCGGTGAAAGGACGCTGATACGCAGCAATCTTAAAGGAACGGACGAAAGAGTTCGAAGTGCGGCAAATCAATAAAACTTTGGTCGCGTGTGTCGTTGTCCCTGTCCCAATCTCCGCCCCATCTGAGCGGTACATTTTCGATGGCTGCGGCGGCCTGAATAACCCCCGCGAGCCGATGAAAACCGCAATGATCGTTCCAATCAACCGGCCAAGGGGCAACGTCAATGGCCTCCGATTGATTGTTGCGGTTCGGCAAATGCTTGCTTTTTAACGTACGGCTTTTGCCAGTTTTGAATAAAACCTCTTGTTCTTGTACGGTGCGCATTCCGCATAAAATAGCAAAATCCATGACCTGAAAATTCATGGCCGTCGTGATGACGCGCGCAAGGTCTGGGTCAAGTGTTTGGAGTCTGCTGAGGGAATTTTTGCTGAAAACATACATGTGTTTTGGCTTTCTGTGAGGGCGAAATAAACAAAAACGCCTGATGGAGCATCAGGCGTTTGGAGCAAGGTTGAGCCGTTGATTTTAGCTAGGGCGTTGCCGTTGCTGCCGGATATAAATCGACATGGCGTGCCTTTATGGTGGGGGCTTGTGGTGGCGCGGGGGCGGGTGGCGGGGTTAGGTCAACCGTTTCACCGTTTTTAACACGGGTGAACGCATCGCATAATGTTTCGAAACTGGCTCCGACTTGATAGCATGTGCGTCCGTATTTTCCTTGTCCGGTAAGTTCGATTGTGCATTTTTCATCGTTTTGCTCTGAAAAATGATGAATGATTGCGGCGGGAATGGCTCTTCTTTTGCCATCTGCCTTGATGATCAGGAGGCCGCCGCTTTCGGGCGTGCTCTTACGTTTGGATGATGTGCTTAGCATGAGTAATTCCTGTTTAAAATTTATCCGCCAAAAGGCTGTGGCGTTATTGTTCTTATGCGTTGCCGGAGTTCGTCTTTGATGCTGTCGGGCATGGCGATATCCATATAAAATTTATGCAATTTGTCGGTGTTCGGAAGGTTGCAAACATCTCTCAAATCAATTGTTTCACCATATTGGCGGGCTCTGAGGAAGGCTTCCATAAACAGGTCGAAATTCATTTTATAGGTGCTTGTGGAGCCGGCCACCTGCACGCAGAGCTGGTTTTCCGTACTGACATAAACATCCTTAATTTCCTGCGTGCTTATCGCCCGTGGACGGTCATTGGATATTCTTACAATAAGGTATCCGGGCTGGCCGCTATGGTTGTTAAATGTGTTTTTGGCGTTGGGCTTTGTTTGCATCCGGTATCTCGTCTTGTGTGGTTTTCACTAGGACATTTTTATTTTTATAGGTGGCCAGTTTAATTTGTCTGGAACGATGCCGTTCTCTTGGGTGGTTGATTCCGTGCTTAATGCGGCGTCACTTATATCAACGACTTCGCCGGCGCTGGCTCTTTGGAAGGCGCGGATCGCATCAATCAAACTCAAGTTGACCGATATCTCGGCTCTTCTTTCCTCAATTCTTCCGTAATCACCGGTTCTTCCGGTGCTGACGGCATCTGTCAATAAAAGGGCTGTCCGAGAGTGAGATTCTTTGACCAGTTTCCAAACGGTCGTGGCGGGAATGGCTTCTTCGGCTCCTACGCGCCCGACAATCAAAACCCCGCAAGCGCGGCCTCTGAATTTATCTTTGTTCAATGTTTGCATCGTGTCGTTTCCGGATGTCGGGGTTGCTCTTGTTTACAGTGACAAGGTTGAAGGCACATACGCCTTTACTTTCGCAATCAATTTCGCTTTGGATCTGGGCGTCGAGCTATTGTTTTCAAGGTTACAGACAGGCCGTAAATCAACGGATTGTCCTGTTTGCTTGGCGTGTTGATAGCAATCAAAAACAATTTCGCAAGAAACGGGAAATACATATTCTTCGGTTTCCTCAGAGCTGTTCTTAAGGACGATGTGGGTATTGTGGCCGTAATGCGAGTCATCGCTGTTGATGAGGTGTATATCCGCAGCCTTGATGAAATATGTGTTTTCAGACCTGTCTTCCAGCACAAGATATCCGTCCGTTTTTGCGAATGCTTCTTTGGCTCTTGGCTGCATATTCATAGGGTTTTCCTGCTAAGTGGTCTCAATCCGACATTGGCGGCTTTTATTTTACTTAATGCATAATCTTTAAGGGTGAAACGCGCTATTTGTCAAATTTTTATGGATTAAGCCTGAGGGCGCTTCAAAGTGTTTCGTGCAGCCACCGTAAAAAGCTGTTGAGCAGTGTTGAAATAAAGACCGCGGCGCATCCGGCAAGGGCAAGAAGGCGGCCGGTTTGTCCTTCGACGCGCCGTATTCTGGAATCGTGATTGTTCAGGGATTGCTCAATGCGTTTTTGCCCTTGTAAAATGGCCTTCTGAGTGGCTTTGATGCTGCCTATATCTTCGAATAATCGGTGAGATCGGTTTTCGGTCATGCTGTTGTCCTTGAAAGGGGGGAGGGGGCGTTGCTGGCATGGGGTGACGCCCCGCAGAACGCTTTATGACTGGCTTTGTTGTTCCAAAAGGGCGACTTTTGATGCCAATTCCTGCACCGCGGCAACCAAAAGCGGAACCATTTTGGAAGGATCAATCGATTGATACAGTGGCTCGTCAATAACGGCAGATGTTCCGTCCGCGAATTCAATGGTTTTTTGTTCCATCTCGTCTTTTGTGCCTGTTGCGGCTTCCGGTACAATGTCTTGCACCTCATGCGCTAAGAAACCATCGACCATTTTGTCTGGATCTATCAAAAAATTGAACCGCAGGGGGCGCAGCGCGTTGAGGCGCGATAACCCGTTTTCCAGCGGCGCAATATTGTCTTTAAGGCGGTAGTCTGAGCTGGTGTTGTAATACGTTCCGGTGGACGTAACGCTGATAGCACCTATGGAGGATCCGTGGCGATAGAAGCTCAATGTCGTGCCGTCACCGCCCTTGTTAAGGGCCAGCGGCACGCCGCCTGCGGGGTTGTTTATGACCATGTGAAACGCGCCGGCTGCTCCTGTCGGGTACATCGTCAGGCCGGATTGGCCGCTTGATGGATCCGTATCGACTTCTGACGCGAAATAGATGTGTCCGTTTGTCGGGAAGGCTATTTTCGTGGTGTCGTTTTGAATAAGCCGTGTGACTTGGTTGGTTGTTGTTCCGATTTTGGCAATATCGCTGCTGTTGAATCCGGCTTGTAAGATATTCGAGCCATCGTTGATAAATAATCCGCCATTGGTTTTGTCAATATTCACTGTGTCGTCAAGTTCGTATTCATCACCCGCCGCGTTGACGGATGGGATCATATTCGCATAAGGCGTGTCGGGGGCGGGAAAATCAAACAGGACGGTCGCGGCCTCTGCGATGGCTGCCGATGCGGCGGCGGCTGTTTCTGCGGCTTCTGCGGCGGTGGCGGCGGCTTCTGCCGCTGTTTTTGCGGTGTCGGCATCGGTGGCACTCTGGGCGGCTTGCAAGGCATAGCCGGCGGCTTCGTCAAGGTAATCATCCGGCGATGCATTCGATGTGACACTGACCTTGATCGCGCGGTCAACTTGTTCCTTGAGCATTTTGACTTTCAGGTTGGCGCGGTCGAGCCCTTCTTCAAACAGCTCAAAATACGCCTTGTCCTGATTGGTGAAGTCAAGTGTTTGTGTCAGGCTGTAATTGGGGTAAAGCGTGATTTTTTCATTGGCCGCCAATGCGGAACCGCTCAACGGGTACACGATGCTGCCGCCATTATTTTCCCCCACGCCCGAAATTGAATAATCAACATTGAGGGTTAATTCGGCGTTGACCCCATCTGCGCCTGTTTTAACCACAACGAGTTCTTCTGCGCTCAGGATTTTGAATTGGTAATCAAAACTGGTGGCGGATGCATTGCCTTGATACTGGTTTTTAAGAACGGTGGATGTGTCGGTCATGGTGTCATTCCTTGATTAAAGAGGGAGGGGGAATAGTCGGGAGAGCCGGATGGGGCGAGGAGGGCAGGGCTTAATAGCGGAGCAAACCGCGTCCACCGCCCTTGCCAAAGCCGGTCAAAATTGTCGTGCCGCCATTGATTAAGTCTTGCCCAAAGGCGTTTTGGCCGCGTCTTTTTTGGTAGGCGGCGCTGCTTTCAAAGCTGTTGGCGCGCAAATCTTGGTTATACGCCCGCATTTGCGCGTTGCGCAGGACGTCGCGCGCCTCGATCTCTCCGGCCTCTGCGGTGTCTTGTAAAATATCAAGCGCGGTGCCGGAGGATGTATCGACCCCCATGCTCGCCAGAGCGTTGCGTTGACGCGATTTTTCGATGTCTGTTTGAACGCGGCGTTTATTGGCCTCAAGCTGGCCTATGCGTCGTTCTTCGGCGGCTTGTCGTTCGGCGAGTATTTGGTTGTTGTGGGCAAGGGCTTGTTGATATTTGCTCTCGCGCGGGGTGGACAGAATTTGTGATGCTGTGCTCAGAGTTTGTAATGCAGCAAGGGTTTGCGGAACGCACATGGAATTCTCCTTGATCGTTGTTAATCGTTGTTGATCGTGTCTGGGGTTGAGGGGGCGGCGTTTAGGCGGGGAACAGGCCCATATCGAATTTATGAAACGGCGTGCCGTACGGGCCATACGGTGCGGCTTCATAAAGGGTAAAGCCAAGCCATTTCAACCAGTCAATGGATGGTTTGTTTCGCGCATCAACCATGTTGACCAGATAATCATACCCGTGCGCCAATTCGGTAAATTGTCGTTTGCTTTGCCTTAAAAATGCTTTGCTGTGCGTGTGAATGGCGTCTGTGCCGACCAGCCAAGGGCTCCCGATCTTACTGAACCCATTCATGTCGGCAACCCCGTATAAGGCGATCGGCGTATCATCAACCAAAGCGCAAAAATGCCGTCCTGCTCTTTGAACCGCTTTGTGTATTTGCACATTGGCCTCTTGGCCGGTCGCGGCGCGGACTTCTTCGGCGTCGAGCTTACGCAAATGGTCAACAATATACGCAATATGCGCCGCTGTGGGGGCGGTGATTGTAATCATGTTGATGCTTTCTTGGGGCGGCCTGCGTGTTCGAAAAAGGCAATAAAAAAGCCTGTATTCGGGTACAGGCTTTTGGGAAAAATAAGGGGCGGAAGAATCTATTGCTTCGGCGCTTCCTGCGGCTGTGCGGCGAATTGTTTGGCAATCTCCGTATATTCGACAAAATACCCCTGAAGGGCGAGTTTATAGGCATGTTTGAAGGCTTCGAGGTTATAGCCATAGCTCATATACCGGTCATCCTTGCCGTGCCAGATGACCAAAGTCGCAGGGTATTTTTCATTGACGGTATAGCCCGAGATTCCGTTCGGGTTGGTCAAGACTTTGGTGATGCCGGAGGCTGGCATGAAAATCTCGCCGCCGATGCCGCTCGGCATCACCAATACGCCGCCGGCGGAGGTTTGAATCTGTTTTGCGGCATGTTTGAATACGGGCTTCATGGCAAAATATTCCTTCGTCATAGGGCGTGGGGTGATGCTGTTCGTGTCACTTTTAAAACACTTCAAATCAGTCTTTCAAGCTTTATGTTAAAATGAACGCTATTCGTTCCCCATCGAAATATCGGGTGCTGCCGATAATATCGTGACGGGGAGCGGGTCTTTTTGGCGTATAAACAGCCGCCCGTTTGAATTCCAATCCGGCATCACCGTCACCTGAATTTCCCCGCTTTCAAGGGCAACAGGCGCATAGCCGTGGCTTTGCCGTCTTTGTTTATATTCAATAAGGGTGTGTTCGTTCGGCCCGACCCATATGCCGCGTGTGTCCTTGACGTACAGGATGACGCTGTGGACATTCCGTCTTTGCCCAAAGCTGGGATAGTTCGGGATATGGACGTCCAGTGTTTCAAGCTCGGCGGTGATCGGTAATCCCACATGAATGACGGAGGCTGGGTAATTCAGGCTGATGCTGCCGTCTTCGACAATGGTGCGGGCATGGACGTTGCCATCGGCTAAAATCGCTACGGTTTGGCCTTCCAGATGCTCCAGCCCTGATACGGTCTGAGTCGGTTCTCCGTCATAACTCAAGCAACTATCGACAAAAACGGCATCCTTGATGTCTGTGAACACGCGGGATTCCATTTTTTCGATATAGCGTGTTTCCGTGTCGTTGATGGTGCGGCGGACGGTGACATAGACGCTGTCATGGCCGTCTTCTTGAATGGCGCAAATGGATTCAAAGGCGCCGTTTTCCGTGTCGTGCCTGTGCCAGCCCCAGACTTGATGCTCGCGGTTATAGGTGAGGCCGAGCAAAATCCCGTCATTGGTGATGGCCCATACAACCCGATGCGGTTCTTTTTGAAAGCACCACTCGGTGATGGTGCGGTTTTCAAATAAATGGCGGCTGAAGATCGTCAAATCATCGCCTGAATATCCATCGTCTTCGAAGCGGTAAAACAAGTCACGAACCTTGTTGCCGGTCGGGTTGACATATAAGACCGAGTTGTTGATGACGAGCGGCAAAAGATGGGATGAGCCATTGACACTTTCATGCACGAAATCGACCGTGTCGGCGGCGAGGCCTTGCCCGCCTGTCGTCATGGTCCATTCGCCGCCGGATGTCAGGATAATCAAATCACGCAGCGGCACAATATGGCGAATCTCATTCACCTGATTGCCCGCGATGGTGTATTCGATGGCGTCATCGGCGCGGCGCGGGCTGGATACGTTCATGTTCCTGTAATTTGCGGTTTGCGTCATCCAAAGGGTTTGCGGGTTCGTGTTTGACCGCCCGAAACACAGCCGCTGCTTATAATAGGCACAGCAAGACGGATAATATTCGCTGCCGCTGAACGGGTTGCGGGCTTCGGGCGGGGCGTCGGTCACGTCCGGCTCAATCGATCCGTTATCCTTGAAGGATGTGCCGGTGGTCGAGCTTAAAAAACCATATGTATAGCCATCGTAATCGTCATAGCGGTAAATGTTGTACTTGCTCGCCCCCGTCATGGCGTTCCAGCTTAAGGTGTTGTAATAACTTGTACCCGCATTCATGTCATATCGGTTTGTGCAGGTCACGGGTGAGGGGGACAGGCTCTCTTCTCCGTTTTCCGCAACCGATGTGACGATGTATTTATACGTCGTGCCGCTTCCCCCGCCATAGGCGTTGAGTCCCAATCCGGTCGGGGTGGGGGCGGTGGGAACAAAAGTGATGGATGCAAACGCCCATTCATGGTGGCTGGTGCGAGACAATTCATGCACCGCATAGGAAGGGTGGCACAGCGTTAAAATATCGGCGCTTTGCGCATATTTCAAAAGGGCTAAGTCGGCGCTGCTGAATGGGCTTGTAATCTCGACAATCTCGCCTTCTTGCGCGTGACCGTCGGGGTATGTCACAAACCCGCCATGATGCAAAATCCGCATAACAAGGTGCGAGAATTCCAGCACATAGGTTTCTTGCGTATTAAACGCGAACGGAATCAACCGTGATTGATGCGCCGTGTCTGCAACCTCTCCGATAAAGCGCGTTCCGGCGCGGTTTGATACGCCGCCATATTCATGCACCATGAAATTGCGCATCCGTCTTGCGCCGCTGTCATAGCGTGCAATGTCAATGCGGGCATAAATATGCGGCGATAATTCGCCGCCGGTGAAGGAAAGCTGGGGGTATTGAGGCATGATGTGATCCCTTGATATAGGTTGCAACAGGGGTGAGTGATGAAATCGAAGAATGGTTGCGCGGACACAATGAAAAATATTGACTTTTCATAATCATTGTTGTAACGATGTGGAAATTTTATGATGCAACAATGACATTCGCCACAGGAGTCGGTCATGGCTTACAAATCGCTGTCCGAGTTTAAAAAAGAACAACAAAAGAAATCTGGGCGCCTAGGGCGGATCAGAAACGGCCTGATCGCGGCGGCATTGATTGGCGGCGGCGGCTATTTCGGCGGGCCATACGCCTATGACGCGGCGAAGGATTACGCATCGGACTACCTCGTGTCCCAAGGCATCACCAATCTTCCTTTCTTCGGCGACTTGCAATCGACCGCGACTCCTGCTGCGGCACCTGAGGTTCTGAACCAGCCTGCTGTGCAAGACGATGGTGCCGCAACACCGGCGGAACAGCCTGTTATTGTCGCTCCCGCTGTTGAACGCCCCGCCTCCATCGAGGTCGAACGCTATGATGTGCAAACGCTTCTTGCTTGGGCGTCCTCCGAAGAAGGCAAGGCCCCGAATGCAGGGCTGAGTTTTGACAATCCGGCGGATAATTACAAACTTGCCGCCGTTTTATCGCTTCAAACATTGCCGGAAGGTTTTGACCGCACAGACGCCATCTTGGCGGCATTGGAGGTCGGGAATACAGAGGCCGTAGCCTTGCTCTTGTCCAAGCCTGTTCTTTCGAACGGCACAGTTGTGATGACCATCGACACAAACGATCTGCCAATTCACGAAAACTCGTTGATCGAGGTTATCCATGCGGCACAATCCAGCCCCAATTCTGGCGAGAGCTACGCTTTGCTCGTACCAATGGTGAAAAACGCGCTTGCTCTTAAAGGATTGCAGGATATTGCAACCGATCAAGCCCTAAAGGACGCCATTGCCCCTTATCTGCCGACACAGCCAGCCGCTGTGGTTCCGCCCGTACCGGTACAGGAACAAACCGCAAGATCCGCAGATGCAGAAACGGTACAGGACAACACCGCGCCAACTCAAAAAACAGGCGGCTGGAACTGGCTCACAGGGAAATTGCCCAATCCGTTCTAAGGTTCTTATGACCGCAGATAATTTAGATAAAAAAGAAAGCGCGTGCCGAAAGTGGTCGCGCTTTTTCTTTTGCATTATACGCGGATTTCCAGCCAGTCTGGGTCAGGCGGGCTGTCCGGAATTCCCTCTTGGGAATCCGCAAGCCGCGCATTGGCCAAAACTTCCTGATAAAGGCTGAGCGCGTCACTGCGCAGGCGGCTCTTGCCCGTCAATGAAAACGCCACAAGTGAGGCAATCCGCAAGGACAGCGCCTCAACAAATAACGGGTCAAAGCTCTCGGTATTCGTCACGCGGGCGGTATATTCCAAAATCGCGGGGTTCACATCACACAGGATCGATCGCCCCTCAAGGTTGTTTTCGCCGATAACCTTGAACTTGACCTGTTCGCCTTGTCTGTGTCCGCTGCTGATCCGCAGGGCTTTGAGGCAATCGGACGGATAACGAAACCGGTAGTGCCATTCTTGCGGCGCGTTTCCGGTCTGGGCGAGCGACAAATATTTCGCCGCGAAATTCCAGCTATGATCCCGTAAGGTGGAATCACGCGCCATGTCGAAAATACGGGCGCAGGCGCGGGCTTCTGCGCTGTCTTCGGTGAGCGAGGCAATCGTCGCGCTCGCCCCGATATGGAGCAACGCAAGATTACAAATATCGACGGTACTGGGCATGATGAGTGTCCTTTGTTTGCTGTTGCGGATCCTATGCGCTCTGGGAAAGGCGACTTAGGATAGGGGGCGTAGACGCAAAACCCGCCCCGCCTCGCGAAGGGGCGAGGAAGGGAACAGCCATAGGAGGGAAAGGAGCACGAATGGCTCTCCGTCGCATAGGCGGGGCGGGCTGCAAAACGGCTGGCTTCAGGGAAGCGCTAGATGCCGTTTGTCTGGTGGTCGGCGACCAATCCGGCGGTCACTTTGCCGGTGGTTGGGGCCGTGCCTGTCACGTCATAGCTGAGGCGCAGATATTGTTCATTGCCGCGCGGAAGCGATTGAATGGCGAAGATATAGCCGGTCTTGAGTTTCGCCAACGCAATCTCGCCTGTTTGGGCAAGGACGGCGGCGCTGGAGAATCCTGCATTATCGTCCGTTTCAATCTTGACGTTGAGGGATGTCAAATTGTCAAAATCTTCGACAACTTGAATGAGGATCTTCACAGGTGTGCCTTTGCCGAGGTCGCCGGTGGCGCCAAGGTCAAGGATGTTGGTGGAGGCCGCGTCGCCGGTAATCGCCTGCGCATCGGACAAAAGGGTTTGTTGGTCGAGAATCATGGTGTCATCCTTTCAAATGAAAATGTCTGGGTACGCTTGTATGCGTTAAAAACCGCATACAAGCGCAAAGTTTGATAAGAAGAAATTTAAGAGAAAAAGGCGGAGCGTAAAGTTTACGCCACAACATCCTCATCATTACGCAGCGCATCCGTCAAGCGCACGGGATAGCCATAGAAGCTCGTGACCGGCTTGCCATCCATCACCGATGTGTTCACGGCGCGGTATCCGTCGCTGGCGCTCATTTTATCGAGAATGGTTTTAACGGTGCGGTTACAGTAAATCGCTGTTTTGCCTTTTTGCGGGTCTTGGATTTTGTTCAAGGCCTCAATCAACAAATCAACCAGTTTCGGCGATGTGTCGGATTCCGAGCCATAGGTTTGCAAGGCGGAAATATCGATATTGGCGATGCGCGTGACATATCGCCAATCGCGCACCGACATGCCGACATCCCATTTATAATGGCTGCGATATCCCTCGAAATTATTGCCCGCGCCGTCTTGCAACGTAACTTGTCCGCGGTCGTCGAGTTGAAGCCCCGCTTTTGATCCTTTGGGGTAAATCAAATGCACGGTGCGTTCGTCCCATGTAATCACCCAGACCGATGTATTGTCGGCGCCTTCGCCCCCCGCATCAATGATTTGGGCGCCGTTTTCTGCGGATGTGTCGCTGAATCGTGCGCTCAAGCCCATGAATTTTTCGGGGTTCGTGCTGTTGTCGCCGTAAAACAGCGTCGTTGCCATTTCTTGGTTCATGGCCTCGATAAACGCAGCATCCTCCGACATGCGAAAGGCGGATGTGTTGCTGTTGAGGTCGGCGAGCGCCTTATCAACCTCGGCATAGGCCTCCAGCATGCCGCACGCGTCATCGACTTGCTTGGTGGTGGATTTGCTTGGCTGGACACCTTGGTAGAGCTTGCGCCACGTCACGGCGGGAAGGCCGGTGCGGATGGTTGTGCGGTGTCCGGTCGGAAGGTTGCCCTCAACGGCAATCGCATCATCCAAGACGGGGTTGGATTTTGACATGATGTCGATAATCGCCGCGACTTTGCTGTCGGGGTCTTGGCGTTTGAACATATCGGCAAGGGTAAGATAGGTATTCCCAATAATAGACATAGTTGACCTCTCGGTTAGGGGTGGGGTGAAAGTAAAAAAGAAAAGGCAAGAGCGCGGCGAAGCGACCGAAGCCGCCTCACCGTGTTTGTAAAATTGTGCGTTTTATTCGGATGTGCTGCCGTATAAAATCTCGGCAAGGGATTTCGGGGCGCCGCCTTGTGCGTTCGCGCTCAGGAATCGGTCTTCGCTGATGGATTGGCCGATTTTAAAGAATAGGCGGATCATTTCGGGGTGATTGCCTAGGCCGGAATGGTCGAGCAATCCGATCAAGGCCGGACTGGCGAAATGGTTGAGGGCTTTTTGCGCCGTGGCGACGTGTGCTTGAAAATGCGCTCCGCCAAATTCCGCGTCATTATTCGCCTGTTCGACCCATTCTTTGTTTTGGGTGCTGTCGTCGCGCGTAATATCGGACTTGGCGCGCATATGCATGTTCACGGCGAGATCAATCAATTTTTGTGCGTTTTCGTTGCTCAGGCCAAGCTCTTTGGCGAGTGGTTTAAACGCTTCAAGCGCGGCTTCGTCAATCGCGACATCTTGTGGAATGGTAAAGGCTGCATCTTCTTGCTCCGTTATCGTTGCTTTATCATGTGGTTCAATCTGTGCTGGGATGTTGTCGCTTTTGTCGGCGGTGTCCGCCATTATTTTTTGCTGCGACTCTGTGCCGAGGGCTTTTTGATTATACAAGATGTCTGCGCGCGGCTTTGGCGCGGGTGCGTCCTGTGCTTGCGGCGCTTGGTCGGCGGTGAGGGCGGTGGTGAGGGCGGTGTTATGGTCTTGTGTCATGCTATGCTCCTGTTGCACGTTGATAGGTTTGCGCCGCGACAATGCAAAAACCCCCGTCAATGACGGGGGTGCAGCGGTGATGCTCTGTTTATCGAATGGTGTGTTGTCGTTTATGGGCGCGGTGTTTGCGGGCTTGGCGCGGCGGGAAGGCGCTCAAGCTGTCTTGCCATGCGTATATTTCCGTCAAAGACCAGCAATTGAATAGTTTGGGTGATGGTTTCTTGCGGGATGGTATAACGCTCGTTCAAATGCAGCATGGTGTCGTATTCGCGCTCTTCAAGGGCGGCGAGAAAGGCTCTTTGCGGCGCATCCGGCGCAATCTCCATGCCGAATTGCTGGAACGACCACAACATATCAATATGGCCTCTTTGCGCGGCAATCAAGAAAGCCTCTGTTTTCACGTCAATATCATCAATATTTGCCAAGGCACGCATCGCGTCGGAAATCCGTCCGTTTCGGACTGCGGTTAAGAAAACATCATGGCCAATGGCGTCCGGTACGTCAAAATGCCCGCCAAGTTGGTTAATAAGGCTGTTTTCTCCGCGCTGGTGTGCGGCTAAGAAGACGCTCTCAATATACTGTGAATCGGGCGTGTAGACGGCCAAAATTTTGCCTAAGATCTCAGGGTTACGCCGGTTCGTTTCTATATACACCTCCAAAGCCCTTTGATAGTCGGCTTCTGCATAGGTGTAGCGGTTACTGAAATATTCAAACAGATCGGGTTTCTCAAGCGAAGCGAGCAAAAGCCGACGCTGTTCTTCGTCGGAAAAATCCCGCTCGCCGATCAAAATATCAAGACCTTCTGCGTCAAAGTATTCAATATTTCGCGCCACTCTTTCGACGATGTTGCTGTTGCTCAGGGTAAGCATAGGCAACAAATATTCGCGCGTTTGTGTGCGCCTTTCCATGTACTCGGCATTACTGGTGCTGCTGTATCTATCGCGCAGACCTATGCTGATCTCACCTTGTCCGTCGTTCCTCAGGGCAATCCCTTGGCTGAGAAAGAAATATGGGTAGGCCTCAGCCGTTCGTGTCGTGTCAACGGTGAAGGTTTCATTCAACCATTCAAGGACATTCAAATGATTGCCGATGGCGGCTTTCAAGAACGTGTCGGCAACAACCTCGTCACTGAGGGGGCGATGCGCGTGTATAGCCTGTAAAACGTCTAATCGGCCCGCATAGCCGAATGATCCGGTATAGGCACTGTTGCTTATTTCGTCCGCGAATGGGCTGTTCTCTAGGATAAAGCGCACGCTGGCGCTGTCATTGACGCGGACGCTGTGCTGTAACATGCGCGCGTGATGGTCGATGGATGTTGTTTGTTCCAGCAATGCGGATAATTGCGCTTGCGGAATGGCCACAACCCGTCTTTCGAAATAGCGGAAAATTTCATCGGTGTAATGGCGCATGTCGCGCCCTTCTTCGATATAGGGCAAATATGCGATGGCGGAATCAATCTCGCCGTTTTGAACGGCGTCCCAACCAATCGCGGGTGCAAACACTTCGTTATAAGTGGTATAGCCGCCAACTCCTGCCGCCGCGACGGCTGCGGCAATGAAGGCTTGCTTCATTTTTTTTGCGCGGTTTTTTTGGTCGACGATTTCTTTTTTGTCTTCTTCTTTGTCTGCCATAATCTCGCTGCCCTGCGGTGTTTTTTCATTATAAAAATTATGCGTATATTTTTTCATAATGATGTTGCTGGGGCGAGTCAAGTTTTAGAGCTATAAACATTCTCGTCCATCATAAGGCGGAATAAGGCGGGGCAGTATTCTTGCGCATCGCGTAAAATGCTTAATGCGGCTTGGCGCAGTCCTTCGCGATAGGCTGTTATATGCGCATTGTCGGCGTGAAATGACGTGGCGTATAATCCGAAATCATTCATCATCGTCCAAAGACAGCGGCGGCCTTGCGGTGTCGATAATACGCTGCGAAGGTCGCTTCCGCGCTGCTCAAAGCTGCCTGTGCTGTCGGGATGGTTTTTGTTGTCTGGCATCACGGGGTCCTTGCAGGGTGTTGGTCAAATTGTTCATTATGGACAAAAGCCGTGATCATCAACGGCTCTTGCCCTGAAAGGCTTATTGCGGCGTCTGTAAAGCGGCAAGCTCGATGAAGGGATCGTCCTCTTGTCTGTGGCCGCCCATCACCGATTGCCGAACCCCCATTAATCCCGCAACTTCGGTCACAGTGTCGCTCAGGTCAATCGTGGTGGCGAGGTCAGGCTGCAAAACCATGGCACGCTGCATAAAGTCGATAAAGCGTTCAACTTTGAATGTGTCCACGGATCGTTGCGCCTGTGCCATAAGCGACACATATTCCACTTTGATGTCGGTGTTTTCAAAGCCAGCGGGCGGTGGCGGTAAAATTCCGGCGCGTTTCATCACGGCAAATCCGCGCTGGATCAATGGATCAAGCAATTCGTTGTGCAGGCGCTCCAGCACGGGGCCGAGCATCAGCATTTTTTCTTCGTGTCGTTCCTCAACCTCCCGTGCTGTCATGGATTTATCGCCGTTGCCGGCGATCATCAAGAACAAATCTTCATAGAAAATCCGTCCGATGCGGCGTTGAACCTCCTGAATATCGGCGGCGAGTTCGGACAGGCTCAGCGTCACCTCATAGGTCGGGCGAATGCCGTTTTGCTGGCGCGTTTCGTCATAAAACGTCACCCCGCCGGGGAGGCCGTTCACGGCGGATTGCTTCATCGTGGTCGGGGCTTGCAGGGGCGGCGATACTTTTTTGTCAATCGCTTGGCCTTTCTTGCGTTGTTCGTGCTGAAGCTGTTTGATATCGGGTAAGGCCTCCATCCCGGGTGAAAATCCGTAAATTTCATTGCCGGTTAATGACCAACGCGGGCAAAGGGCGGGAAATTCGCGGTATCCTGAGATTCTTGTGAACCGGTCTTCTTGACCGTTTTTTTCGAAAATGATGCTGCGGAACGGCATGTGGTCGACATCCATCATATTGGGTTTGGCATCGGGGTTGGGTTCAATCACATGCACAAACACAATATTGGCGCTGTCCTTGCCGCTCTCCAGCATGTCCAGCACATCGCGCGACAAAGTCTCTTTGCCGAATTGATCGACCGCCTGCGCCGCCGTCATGGTCATTTCGCGGTACAATGTGTCAACCTCCTGCCGCCCATTCATGCCGAGATAATATTCACCGGCGGTGAGGGGATAGGCGCGGAGTACATCCTGTGCGTCATTGTCGATAATCATCACGGCGGTACCGAAAATTACCAATTCACCGTAGAGTGTGTGCAGGGCGTTATACAGGTTTGACCGCGCAAACACGTCCATCATGTTTTTTTCAATCTCCTTGATCCATCGGCTCAACACGGGCGATTGTTTCAGGCTTTGATCCGTTGGCTCTAATTTGAACCAAGGGCGGGCGGGCGATGTAATCCCCGCCATCATGCCGGATGCCAAGGAACGCACCGCGAGCGTGCCTGTGCTGTCGAGGATTTTTTTGGACAGCAATGTCGCTTTTTTTTGTCCGGATTGTAAAAATCGTCCACGGTCGGGGCGAATATAATCCGATAATTCCCGCCACAGCTTGAAATAAGGCTCGCGCTCTGTGTTCATCTGCTGCAAGCGTTGCAGGTAATATTGTTTATTCTTGATTGTGCCAGTGGTGATGGGGGAAGAAGGGGGCATAGCGGACTCCGGTGTCTGTAAACTGTTTATAAAAGGGCGGGCGAGGCTGTGCAGCTCAATGCAAACAATGCCGCGCTATTCACCCAGCAAGGATTTCTTGGCTGTGCTTGGGGCGTACCCAAGGCCGTTGCCACTGGTCAGGATGGTGCGTTGCTGGCCGAAGCTAGCGCGGGCGCGGCGGCGTTCATCATCCCGCGCCTTTTTAATGTCAATATCAATCGGCTTGGGCGGTTCAATGACTTTGGGCGGTTCTGGAATGGCGGGGGCTTTGGGGGCGCTGATGATCGGAACGCACATAATATATCTCCTTGATGCAAGTGATGGGAATGGTGTCGGGAATCAAAAATTTGACAAAAGCGGGTGAGGGGGGCTAGCGTCCATTGACTTATGAAATATAACCATGATCAGAACGGGGCAAGACAACACCATGCCAGCAAACTTCAAACCAAAATCACCGGGCTTGGCGAGCAAGCTGAAATCGGCCTCCCTCTCTATGCTCTTTAATGCCAAGGTCATCGGCATCGGCATGGCAACCATGATCGGTACGGTCGTATTGGGCACATTATTGCTCCAACCCATTTTGACTGGCGTTGTCGGGGCGAGCGTCGCGCATGGTGTGGTTCTGGGCTTGGGGCTAGGTGCCGCCATATGGAACCACAACGCCATGACGCGTGAAAATAAGCTTTCAACGCCGCTAGTGGTGCTGCGGAATGCATCCTTTTTGGCTAGCGGTTTCACCGGCGCAACCGTTGCGGGCTACAGCTTAATGGCGATGGGGTCGGCTGCGGGTCCCGCTGCTGTGGGCACTGCGGCTGTTGCAACGGGCGGGCTTGCAACACCAGTCGCGATTGCGTGTGGTCTTGGCATCGCCGCTTTGAACGCGGCCTCTCTTGGTTGGCGTGGTCCCGCCAAAGAAACGGGGCAAGTGGCTGGCAAGGCCAAAAGCAAAACCATATCACCCCGCTAAAACCCTCCATCATCGCTTTTGACGGTAATCCACAACAGTAATCCATTTTGGCGAGCCGCAGTATTTGCGGCTCATCTTTTATGGGTGTTATGTGCATAAATAGGCACCTAAAGGGTCAAAATCGGCGCATGCGATAATGATAGACGTCCGGATTTCGCCATGTTGCCGTCTTTTTATTCTGCCCCCAAAACAAGGCGTGAAATCCATGCTGTTTTTGTGGCTACTATATGAAATTGCTTTTTATCAACAATAACTTAGGCCGTACACAGAATCGTTAATCCTTTTTTAAATGTTTTTATGTAAAAATCATTTCTAGCCAGACTATAAGTATTCACTCATTATTGCTCGGGGGTTCAATGGAAAAGCTTGTCAACGAAGAAGGAAGAACAAAATTCAGCACTGAGTTCCTCAGAGCAACCACAGCATTCGGCGTTGGCCTTGGGGCCATGGCGGCGGCTGCGACGTTCATGGGAACAGGCATTGGTGCATTGGCTGTTGGTGGTATTATCGCCATCTCGCAATATTCAATGTCCCGTCAGAGCAACGACGAGCAAGCATTGGCTCTCAGAATTTCGCAAGCCGCAATGGCAACGGTCATGGCGCATGCAACTGCCGCCATGATCCAAAACGGTGTTCCCCCAAAAACATCGGCAGACGTCGCCGCAACCATAGCAAAGCTGAACAACCCTCTCAGCTATAGCCGCTCCGCGGACGACGTTGTCCTCAACGAGGTCACTGTCAACGGCAAAGCGGTCGACGGGAGCCTCGCCAGTCGCTTTACCGTGACTGTTGGAAATGCGCCTGAAGACACAAGAATTCGTGTTGTTGATGCCAAAAGTGAGCGTCAATACGGCGTGGCAAAACGTGTGAGAACCGCCGTTCCTGTCAGCAAAGCCTAGGCGGCATAACACAAATCGCAAAACCACCGCAAGGCGCGTCTTCACCGACGCGCTTTTTGCTTTTACGGTGTGCGCAGGCAAGGCGTTATGTGAGGCGTTTCGATCCTTATTGCGGGATTCCCCGTTTTTGTGCTATGGATAATCCCACGTGACAACGTGTCATAATCAAGAATAAAAAAGGGGTATACCATGTCAGAAGCCAAAGCGACCTTATGGTCGGATGTTAAAGATTTCTCGCTCAAGCTTAAATCCCATTTCGACAGCGCAGTTTCAGGCGGCTATGGCTATGGGGCGAAGCTGGCGACACGCGCCGCTGCTGCGGTCGTTGCAACGGTTGCGATCATGCAAACGGGCATGATATTGCCCTTCGCTGCGGTTTTGGGCGGTGGCCTCAGCCTTTGGTACGGTGTACGCACTGAACGCGCCCTCACCGGCGGTGTTGCAAAGGCGAATGATGGTTTGAGCAATCCTGTGGTAAAGCTCCATGACCGTGCGGCCGAAGCGGTTGCGCGCTATCAATCAACTGAAAAAACAGGCGTAAAAGCGGGGGATACAGATCCCCAAGCTGCGCCGAAAACGGCACCGGCAGAAAAGCCAAAGAGCTTGATCCCAATGCGTTAAGCGCCATAAGGGCTGTAATGCCTAATCTGGACATTATAGGAAGGGGCGAGTTTGATTGACTCGCCCCTGATTTTGTATAATCTATGGCCAATAATAATAAATCGACATAAAACACAGTAAGGGAGAGGCATTCACATGCAAAATTTCGGTAAAAAATTATCTGATCTGTTCAATCTGCGCTCGGGCAAAGTCACCCACGCTGCGCTGGGTATTTTGACATGGCTCGGCACGTCCCAAGCCATTGGCTTCGGCTTGCAAATGGCTGGTTTGCCAGGGGGCGGTTTCTTGATTGGCGGGCTCATCGGCTCTTATATCGGTTGGAATAATTACCAATCCATGCAATTACGGCAAACGGCTTCAACGCCGCTCAAAACTTTGGGGCGTAATTTGGCCTATACCGCAACCTCCGCCTTTGGTGCGGCGGCGGCGGGTGTCATCTTCTCTGGCGGCGCAATGGCTGCCCCTGGGATTTTGGCTTTGGGGGCTGCGGCTGGTGTTGTGCAATATCTTGCCTCTTCCAAATCCTCCCGCCCGTTATGGGGAAATGGCTCAAAGGGGCGCACATTCCGCTAAGAATGGTTTCATTTATGAATATGAGGGCGTCTTCGGGCGCCCTTTTTATTCATCCTTAAAAATATCGTATTCATGTTGATACGCTGATGGCGAAAGGCTGCCTGTCAAAAGCTGTGCCGATTTTGGGGCGACCATCTCGGCGAAGGTGAGGGCATAGGCATCGGCGATATCGGGCGATCCCAATCCCCGTTTTCGGATCATATCCTTGCTTTCGAGCAGCAAGCGATTGCTCTTGTCGAAGCCATATTCGATCAACGTCATCTCGCCCAAAAGCTCCGGCATATCCGGCAGGATTCCGCCGTCCATAAGCCATTGGCGAAACCGTCCGTACATATGGGCGCGTAAATTGGCATAGCTCTTGTCGCTTGCTTGTGAGGCGCTGTTGACGTCAATAATGTGCTGAAAGCCGAGCTGGCGCAGGCGGTCAACCACGCCGGCGCCAATGCCGATTCCGTCAATCAAGATGGCATCGGGGATTGCGCCGCGAATGGTGGGGTGTTCGCCGCACGCAATGCGTGCCACATGAGCGGCCACTTGCATCGTGTCGGCGTGCTTAAGGCTGAGTGGTGCGATAAAGCGCCCGTCCAGTCCTTTGCGGATAGCGATAACGGTTTGATCCTGTCCAAATCGCGCAACGTCCACACCCACGATTAATGGCGCATAACGGTCTTCAGGGGCGGTCGTCGCCGCATTCATGGCGCGTGTGACAAGGGCTGTGTCAATGAATTGGGAATGGGCGCTGGACGGAAATAATCCGCGCACCCGTATTTTAAAGAAATCACTGTCTTCGCCATAATCGCTCATCCAGTCATTGATTTGTTGCTTGTTGGGGAGGGCGCATGTGCGGCTGTCAATTTGCCGTCCGTTCCACCTGTGCTTTAAGCGGTGAAAGCAATCATGGAATCGTCCGCTGTTGCGGGTCGGGTTGCCAAACACGCACCAGATCGGTTCACCATCCGTCAACCCACCTTCCGCGACATCCCAAATTGCGTTCGGAATCGCGCTGGCTTCGTCAAAAATATAGAACGGTGTTGAGTTTGCGGCGTGTTGTCCGGCGAAGCTCTCTGAATTCTCCTCACGGCATGTAATCGCATCGCACCGCCAGCTTTCCTTATGGTCGCGGTGATACAGGCGCATCGATCCTTTGCTGGTGGTATACGTCAAACCGATGGCGCCGTTATTGACCCGTTTGGTCCATTTGATGATTTCGGCCCAAGTCTTGGTTTCCAGTTGCGGTGCGGTGTTCGCCGTGACGATCCCTTTGCAATGCGGCCTTGTCGACATGATCCAGTTGACGAGCCAAGCCACGAGCGCAGATTTGCCGATTCCATGACCGGATGCCACGGCCATTTGGACGGCACTGACCGGATTGACCCCGTCAAATCCCCGTGCCTTAACGATTTTGCCCATATTGGACAAATAATCCCTTTGCCACTCATCCGGCCCTTCAAACGCCGCAAGGCTTCCTTCCCCCCATGGATAGGCATACAGCACGAAGCCCAGCGGGTCGTCGTAAAACCCTGCCATATCCTCGAACAAATCCGGCAAGCCATTGAGGGGAGTGTCTGGGGGCGGAGTGTCTGGCATCAATCGATCCTGTTTTGTTTCTGCGCAAGTTGCGTTGCACTGCGCTGAGCTGCGCAGTATTTCGGTGGCATTAAGGCGTGTCCAAAAGTCAGGCCTATAAAACCCACAGGCCAATAAAATATTGACGTACGGCAATGCACTGCGCTAAATATGAAAAATAATAAGATTTAAGGTGAAAGCAATGAAGCCCGTCAGTAAAAGCACAGCGAATGACCCGTCCGTGAAGGAGGATCTGGACACTGTTCAAGTGGTGATTGACGAGCTTCGCAAGGATTTCAGGCACGCCAACGCATATGATGCGGAGGATCTTGCCGCGAAGAGCAAGGCTGCGCAGTCTTTGCTTGAGGCTATCCGTCTGAAGAACCAATTGAAACGAACGATTTAAGGGCGGGAACTGATTGCCATGCACCCTAAAATAGGTCAAAAGCCCAGCGATGCCGCACCGATTGATGAAACAATCATGGCGCAGCGCATTGCGGAAACAGTTGCGATGCAGGGGCACCTCAAAACGCTTTTTGACGAGGCGATGAGTATCTTGCCTCATTCCTCCTCATCTGCTGAAACCCGCAAGAGCTTAAGTGAGGCTGCTATGGCTTGGGCTGACCTCGCGCGGCTTGAGATGGAGCTGCGCGCTACGCCGACACTAAAGGCCAAGTCGTCTTCAGATTTCAAGCATAAAGGCTAAATCCATGAAACCGGTTTCCAAACTTCAAGAGTCTTTCCCCGCCGCCAGCGACCAAGCATCCCTTGAAACGGATTTAGAGCGCATAGCGCAGATGAAAGAAAAGCTTTATGGCCATTTTCAAAATCATGGATTGTCCTATTACACCGAGGGCGCCTTTCCTGGGGTGGAGGCTGCAAAAGCCTACGCAGAATTGGTTCAAGCTGAGCTTGGTGTCAAGCGTGCTCTCAAGCGCGTGCCATAAGCGCCACGCTTTCTGACGCTTAAAAATCCGGTTCGCAACGAACGCCGGGAAGGGGAATGTAAATACAGTCACTGGTTCTGTACATATTGTCCTCCATCATAAGGACAATAGGCGTGCTCTCGACATAGCTCCATAAAATCAGGAGCAAAAAGACAAAAGATCCAAAGGATCCGAACATCATCATGGTTCGCATCGTTTTCACCTGCTTTGACATATAAATTTTCTGGCTTGTTAATCTTGGTATAGGCGCTCAATAAGTCACAAGTCAAGTTATTTATATCTTTATTTATTCGCTTTTTTGTGAAGCATTTTGTTCGTTTTCTTTTTTGATTCGTTGCCGCGCTTTTGTAATTTTCTTCAGTAAATCAGACGTTTGGGCGGTGTTTTGGGTGGTGTCCGATTTGTCGTGGATATGCCCATGCAGCTTTGCCAAGGCGATCGTTGCGGCGATCATGGCGGTTGCGCCGCGGCTATCGGTGCTGGCTTTGTTGTAGGCATCGAGCAACATGGTCGTAATAGCGGGGCGTCCCACGAATTCGGAGGCTCTTTTAAGCCGCTCCGCTTCCTCTGCTTCTTCTGCTGAGGGGGGCTGAACGCCCAGTGCGCGTGCAAGACGGCCAACCCGTTTGAGGAGTGTCGGGGCGGACATATTCTGGGTTTGGTATACGGAGCAATAGGCTTCAATCGTCGCCATGCCGGATTCTATAGCGGCTAAAAAATCTTTTTGCTGTCTGGTCAAGTGTGTGTGTGTCATTGGGGATACTCATCATCGTTATGGCACGCCAATGGCTGGAATGCGACCAAACGCCCGATCAAATACAGGCTCGGCTCAAGGCGCGGCGTCTGTGCGGGCTGCGTGCAAATGTGTTTGTGTGCGTGTGTGCGCTTGCGTGTGTGGGGGGGGGCGAAAAAGAGCGAGGGGCGCACGCTGCTTTTGTGCGCTCTACAAAGGCTTTGCTCAAGCCGATTTGTCCAATATGAACAATTTATGCCATAGGTCGGGGGTGGTTGTCAACGCAAAAATAGGAATTTTTTCCCACTTATCCCTTTGACTACACAAAATTCACACAATCTTCCCAAGCATTGAAAGCCCTTGTACATTCCGTACATATAAAAAAGCTGGACAGTCTTCGTAAAAGCCATAAAATGTTTGTAAATTGAACTATTTCACGGTCACTCAAATGCCAAAATCAACACCCCCCGCGAACATTTCAAAAACGAAAGATTTGTTACTCAAAGAGATGCTTCTAGCTGAGCTAATAAGATTAAATAACAATTTAGAGCAGAAGCAGCACCCTCAAGATTATGTTCTTGAAGTCAAGAAACGTATTCATGAATGGCAAAAACGGTCTATGGACATAGAGAAAGAACTGCGGGCGCAGTCGAAAAAGGCGGCGGAAGCCATTGCTAAAAGGCTTGGCTTGGATACGAAATAAGCGCGTTCTCTTTTATAAGTACCCCCAAGTTATAGAGAACATCTTCTGCTTCCTCATACGACAACCCGTCCATAAGTTTAAGCAGTATATATGCCCGCACTGTATTGGGACTTTCACACTCACTAACTTCAAGACCAAACCTGTGTAGAATTTCGTCAATTTCCACTCTTCAAATCCCTCTCTAAAAATTTTAAACCTCCCTTATTTATATTTCCACAAACACCACAAGCGATTTGACTTGCTCGTGGTGTTTCCGTTATTCTTCACATGGATTTCCCGCAGGGAAGTCTAGGGCTTAAGAACCCTATCGAAAGCGGCAAATGACACTGCCGGAAACGTGTCACTACTCGGCTTCGGGCTGGGTGGTGATGTTATGTCCAAGGCGCAAGCCCAAAAGCATCGCGCCGTTTCTTTCGATACGGTTCTTAACACCCAGTCACCAGAGCAATCTGGTGACTTTTTTGTTAACCTTGAAAAGAAGCGGATAAAATGACAACTCTGACAGTTACAACAAATTTCGAGCTTGAAATGCCCAAAACAGAGAATGACATTATTGAAAAGATCAAAAGCGCTATTAAGGCAGACTTTGGTGGTGTGAAGATCAGAAAAAACAAACACGGCGTTCAGATTCTTAATTTTAATAATAATGCTTTTGGGGCTATTTTCTGTCTTGAAGGAAAAGTTGGTATTCAAATGAATGATACGCGCGGAAAAATCATGATTGATGTGAAGCCTACCCCGAATGTAATGTTTTTTATAGCCTTGCTATTTTGCTTGAGTTTTTTTCCACTAATTATACTTATTGTGTGGCAATGGAGAGCGCAAGAAAGGATGGTTTTAACTGGACTAAACCGCGTAATGGAACGCTTACATTTTGAACTTGGAAAAATCTGAAAACAATGAAATCAAAAGGAAAAATCATGTCCAAAAAACCTACGCCCGAAGAATGCGCCACTATTGTATGGGATCATATCCGAATATATGACCGCCCTAGAAAGCCTAAAATTATAGCACAGCACAAGCTAATTGATGCTTTGTTGAATACAAAATACGAAGAAAAAGACTATGAACACACTCTTTTTAAGGAAGAAGATCGTCTGGCGGACGCCCGCGCAGGCATAGATAACTTAGTTGAGCGGGGGTGGTTGGAAGAAGATGTGGCGGAAAATGATGATGAAACAGAAATAAAGACGCTCAAGCTTACTGATTTGGGAAAAGACAACCTTTAAAAGATGTTATCAAAGCGCAATATACTTTCGTGGGTATAGGTACTCTTGGGGCGGCTTTGTCAACACGACATAGCTCTTTTTCAAATTTATCAAAATCGATTATTTCTTTAAGCCTGTTCCATTTTTCTAAATCAGTCATTTAAATACCCTATGCGTTAATTCGTGTAGGGTATTTATATATAGACAGCCTGTGGATAATTTTTAGAACAAAATAGGAATACGCTACATTTGTGCTATATTTGTTCTTATATCTTAAACGTAAATTGGAGAAGCAAAATGGCTGATAAACTCACCCTTGAAACATCAAGCAATGCTAAAGTGGCCTACGAAATGGTTTACACATTGTTCAGCTCGAACCTTGTAGAGATAAAATCAGAAAAAGATTATATTACAGCTTACTTGCGTTGTTGGAAGGCCACCCACGGCACAAATCCTTATGAAGAATAAATGCCCTCAGAACCTAAAGACACACAAAAGCGCGATGAAGTCCTTAAGCGTATGTTGAATACGCCGCCAAAGCCTTTGAAGGAATCCAAGAAAAACAAGGATTCTCAAAAGGCTGAAAAGGACTAAGCCGCGCTTTTGGATTTTGTTGCCTTGTATGTCAGGCGCTTGCCTTCGGCTTGCCGCAAGGCTTTGTCCGATCTTTCAAAATCGTTTATGTCGCGATTGCTGTAACGGAAGTCAAATTCATTCAAGTATCTTTGAAGATGTCTTTCCGAGCATCGTTGATATACGCCTGTCATGCCACGTTTGAATATTGAAAAGTAGTTTTCAACATTGTTTGTGTGCGCCCCATTGCGTTTATATTCGCCCGAAGCATGGCGAACAGTTTTATGCGCGGCAAATTCTTTACCAATTCTTTTATACAAATAGCTTTCATCCGTATGAAGCTCTGTTTCAGGGCGTACATTGTTTTTCAAAATCTCGGTAATGGCTTGAAGATTTGCCGATTCAACATGAAAGGCCTTTGATTTTCCATTGCTAACCAAGGCGACAACGGACATTTTTCCTGAATGTGTCGGTCTTCCATATTTCGTGTATTTTTTAATAACGTCTTTGCGTCCGAAATACGTTTCATCGGCTTGAACGCTTTCCCCTTTTCCGCCAATCGGCGAAGGGCTTGTATTCATCATGGCTTCACGAATACGGTGCGCCATAAACCATGCGGTTTTATATGTCATTCCAAGCATTCTATGAAGCTGATGCGCAGACATTCCTTTTTTCGAAGAACATAAAAGCTGTGTAGCCAGTACCCATTTATGAAGGGGAATATGCGAGCGTTCATAAATTGTGCCTGTGCGAACCGTGAAGCGAACACGGCAAGCTCCGCAATGATAATACCCTTTCAAAGGCTTCGGATTTGGATTTTTTGCCGAAGGCTTATTTTTCATTGTCGTTGGCTTGACTTTTTCATGTTTTGTACAAAATGGGCATGAAATATTTTCAGGCCATCGCAACTTTTCAAGGTGTTTGCGAGCGGCTTCTTCGTTTGTATAAATAGGTTTTGAAATGTCAATTTTCATCATAGTTTCAGTATACTATGAAAATTTTGTGTAGTCAAGTATATAAGTGGGAATTTTTTCACATTCTCGTTCTGTGCTCCTCTGTGCTAGGCTCTGTGAGGTTGGCGATGCTTGGGAAAGGAGCGGGGTTTGGACAATTTGATTTTTGCGTACGGAACGTTGAAAAAGGGTTTCAGGAATGATCATTATCTTGAGTACAGCGCCTTTGTTGCACCTGCTGTGACCACTGCGTCCTATTTTGAGATGGTTGAGTACCTGTATGACCCGCTTGGTGATTGGACGTATCCAGCGGTCAGGACGAGCGGGCAGGGGCGCATCGCGGGCGAGATTTACCGTGTTGATCACGCAACGCTTGAAAAGCTGGATATTCTGGAGCAAGAAGGAAAGCACTATTTCCGCCAGATGGTGGAGCTTGATAACGGGTTGTCTGCATGGATGTATCTTGATATGGATGATGAGGCCGTTGCCGTGGAACCAGCGCAAAACATAGCGTATGAGCAAGGAATCTATCGCTACACCGGCGGCACCTTGAAAAAAGCGATATAGCCGCCGTTTAGCGAATTTTTTGATGGCGGGAATAGTGTAGGGAGCGCAGCGGTTGGCTGGCCGAAGGCGTCACAAGCTCAGGGTTTGCCTTTGCTTCTTCTTCCCATGATTTGAGAATGTCCATGGCTTGCGGGAAGGTGAAAATCTTTTCTCCGTCAATGGTGATCTCGACTCGTCCGTTTTTTTGCGTCGGCTTTTGTGGAGCTTTGCCGAAATTAAGGCGGCATTGGTAAATCACATAGAGCGGGATTTCCTCGGAGGAGTCTAAAACTCTCACCACGTTAGATTCCAACGCTTCAAGCCAGTGAAACGCCCCGTAGTTTTGGGGGTCGTTTTTATCGCCGTGTTTCTCCGCGAAACGCATGGTTGATACGCGGCCTTTGCTGGTGCCGAACGCGGTTCTTCCCAGCGCGGCGGATGCGGAGAAGAAGTCGCTAATATTTTGTCCGATGCCCATATGTTCACTCCGTGCGTTTATTGCGGCTTGTTTTGGTCGGGTTTAAGGCGGATCAGGGTCGGGCGCGGTTTGTGGTCCTCATGCAAATGCCGTGAATAATGTGTTTTGACATAGGGCTGATGGCTTTGAATACGGTCAAAATCCGTGCCATTCATCGCGTCTTCCTCCCATTTTTTGAGGACTCCGATGGCTTCGACAATATCGACGGCTTTTTTGCCGCCGTGGTCATAGCGTTTTTGTGCGATGTGTACATTGTCGTTGCCGCGCCGTGTCCGTTCGATTTTATCAATGGTGTATAGATCGGTTCCGCTTATGCGGGTGGCGATCAAATTTGTTGAGCACGGAAATTCATACTTGTCTGTGATGACTTCGTGCGAGAACATGCCGCGCCTTTGGCGTTCCTCGATTTTAGTATGGCAAAAGACATAGGTTGTGATTTCTTGCAGGCTCGGGTTATTGCGGTTTTTCCAGCTTTGCGCCAATCCTGAGAACAAGCGACTGATAAACCCGCCGCGAGGTTTTTCTTTGTCGGTTTTTGGTGCGTTTTTATTGTGTTCGCTGCTCATCTGCATGTCCTTTTTCAGAGCCGTATATCGGGCGCTTGGTTTGTTTATATTTATGTGTTTCTTTGGGGTTGGCGTATCAGGCCATTTCTTTGCGGTCTTCCGTTGCGTGCGTCACTCACGCGTCCGATGAAATTGACGCCGCCCAGTAGCAGCACCAACCCTAAATATCCGCCGATCAGCCGGCCAGTGTTGCTCGCGCCGTCTTTGGCGGCTTGCCATGTCGGGCTGATTTCATTTGTTTCGATGGTTTCTTGCGTTTCTTCTACAGACAGGCCGTAATGACCCGAGGAAACCGCCATTGCGGCCTGTGACCAATGGTTGAATGCTGCGTTTATCTCTGCGCTCATACTGGCGGGGGCGGAGTCTGCGCTTTGAAAATTCTTAATGATGCGGGAAAGCGGGTGGTCATTATCATCCGGTGTGAAGCCGCCGATTTGCTCGAATTGAACAAAACTCGGAATCCCTTGGGACAATGTATCTTGACGCTCAATCGCGGTGTTCAGCGTTGATAAAGAATGGGCAATGTCGCCAATAATGTCCCACGCCCGCATGGGGGACTCAATATACTGCATTGAATGCCCATGGTCTGTTTGTGCGGTTTGATAAAGGGCGTATTGACCAATCGCGTTGTCGTGGACGAGTACATAGGCCGGTTCTTCCGCGGCGGGTTGTATGGCGTGGTATCCTCGCGGTGTGTTCATGCCATAGGCCAAGACGGCTTCGCCGCTCACCAATTCTTGGGGGTTAGCAATATAATGCGATTCATTATTCATGGCGGTGAACATAAATGTCAGGACGCTCAAGGCGCCAACGCCAAAGACCCCGAGACCCGCTCTGTCGCTGTGCCCCAGTCCAATGCCGCTTATGAATGCATCTTGCAGCATGCCGGACACGGTTGTTTCTTTGTCCCCGCCGGTCAATATATGCGCGGCCTTGTTGCCAAGGCCTTTGGGGAGTGGAATGTCGTGGTTTTTATCGGCCATTTGCTGCGTTTTCTTTCGTTGCTTCAGGACGGTTTTCTTTGGCGGGCGCGCCGCATGGTCGCGCCACCGGCGGCAAATCCCATAAGCGATAAATACCCAAGTAATGGGAGAGCCGCGCCCACGGCTAATCCGGTTCTCGCATCATCAACAGCATCGTGACGGTCGGGCAGCGCCGCAATGCTTTGCGGTGAATAGCCGTATCCGTTTTCGAGTATTGCGCTTCGCGCTACTTGCCACTGTGCGAGGGAAGAATCGATCAATGTTTGAATCGGCGTATTGTTAATCCTCAACGTGTCGACGCTTTCATAGCGACGATGAAAGCTCACATCGTCCCCGTTGTCGTATTTATAGGCGATTGTCATGTCGTGGTAGGTATAGAACCGCAATGCGGAGTCTACGGCCTGATTGTTCGCGATGGCTTGTTGCTGCGCCTCCAGAGCCGCTGTCATGCGGTTGATATAGTTGACGGCTTCTGATCCGTCTTCGACCATATCAAGGCGCGTTGCATCCCTTGCCTGAATGTAAACCACATACTGGCTTCCTTCCAATGCCAGAACGATTGTTGGTTCGTTCGCGCCGGATAACGACATGGCTTGATAGCCTCGAAAGGCGGGGTCTGATGTGTTGCTGACATGCTGGTCAATAGCGATAAATTTGGCGGTTACGCCTGTGGCGAGCGAGCTGATAATTCCGATGGGTATGCAAATAAGGACGGGTGCAAAAAGCTTGGCGGGTGACAGTCTTTTTTCCGAATTCCTGTTTCGCGATCGTGCTTATGGATGGGCCATGCGACGGGGTTCCGAACAGGGATTTACCGATCCTTTTCAGTCCTTTATTCGATGGGTGGTCGTGTTCACGGTCGGCCATTTTTGAGCTCTTGCCTTACTCTTTTTCATACACTATGGAAAATAATGATCGCTCTGTGAAAAGTCAAGAAAAGAATAAGAAAACCCCCGCTTCTCGTGGCGGGGGCTTTCAAATTACACGAGGGGGTGAAGCGCTCCAAGATAAGCGTCAACGCGCGGCCGCCGTACAAAGCCGCCTAAGGGCCTATCTATAGCGGTTTTCCAGTGCCTTGCGGCGTCTGCGTCCGGCGCTGGCTTGGGATGCGCCGACCGCGACACCGCCCACTAGGCCGCTCAGGAACCGCAGGCCAATAAAACCAAGCATGGAATATTTCCATCCATCACTGAAATTCTTGTCAAAATCTTCTTGTTCCTGAAGGCTTTGTGCGGTGGCACGCGGAATGCCATATTCCGTTTGTCCGGCTCTGACATTTGTGGCGGCTTCTTGCCATATGTCGGAAATCGCGCCGGCGGTGGCGGGGGTCAGGGCGCTTGGGTTGGCTGCGTTCAGGCTGGGGCGGGTGACTTGTCTTTGAATATCGCCTCTGTCCTTATACGCAACGGAAATATCGTCATAGCGAATTTCATAAGGTGTGAAGCCTGCTGCCGCTTCGCTGCCTTCCGTTGTTGCTTGCGCGGCATCCAGTGCGTTTGCAACGCGTTCCATGACCAAGGCTGCTTCTGCACGGTTGGTGATGAGGGTGAGTTCGCGTGTGCCTTCGGGGCCTGCTTCTTCGCGGTAGAGTTGATACCCGCCGCTTTCGCCGCGGACAATCACAATCGGCGCGCCGCCCGCTTCGGCGACGAGGGCTTGATAGCCTTGCCCGCTGTCGCTGAGCTTCAATGATTGCTCCAAAACCGAATCATGCCCGGGGTCGGGGAAGGTCATGTCGTTGGCGACGTCATAGACAAAACCGGTGACACAGCTTATCAACGCCAAATCAATCAGCGTGCCGACGGGTCTAAAGCTCCGCTTTTTTTCGTCATAGCACAGCCATGTTTTAAACATGTGTCCAACGCCGGCGGCAACGGAATCGCCTGCGTTTTCGGCGGCCATGCGGACTTGCTCTTTTTTGAATTCAGGGCTGTCGGATGGTTTATCGGCCATGGTCGTATTCCTTTATCGGTTTATTGAATGTTTTCATATTTCATTACGCCGCGTGCGGCAAGTTTTTTGATGCGGCTCTATCGTTTGCTGCGCGGGCTGCGTCCGCTGTTGCTTGTTCGGTGGCTTGGGGATGTTCTTTGGACGGCCTCTGCGGTTCCTATGCCAAAGGCAATAAGCAGCCACAGCGCGCCAATGCCGCCGCCAATATATTTTGCGGTCGTCAAGCCGCCATCGACGAAGAATCGATCCGGCTCTTCCATGGCTGAAAACTCGGCCGCGGTAAATCCGTATTTGCCGCCGCGAATGTCGCTTTCTGCCTGAGCCCAGATGGATTGAAGTCTTTCATATCGTGCCGGAATGGCTTCGCCGGTATTGGCGATTAATTGCTGGTTGTCGAAATAGCGCACTGCGTATTGGTCTGCGTCATCTTTCACCGCATAAGGCCTTGAAACATCGGTGAATGATACATCGCGCGGAAGGTTGTCCAAGTGTCCGCTTGGGCTGGCGGATTGTTGCTGGGCAACTGCAAGGGCGCCATTGACGGTGCGGGCTATTTGCAGGGCGGCAATCGGGTCGTCCACAAAACGCGCTTCGGCGCCGGATGATTTTTCATAGACTCGCCATGTATCGTTTGTTCTGACGAGGATATGGATCGTTCCGTTCTGTCCGCCGCCGACGATGGCGGAATATCCGTTTGGTGTTTCGGCGGAGGCGAGGGGGGCGGAGATCGCCGCATCGTCCTGCGCAGACCATAAAAAATACTCGCCAACCTCAACCCCCAGCGTTCCAATGCCGACTGCAAAGGCGGAGAGGGTCAGGAGCATAGTAAACGCTTCACCATCACCGTCGGCAAAAACATGCGAAAGGCCACTGCCGAGCGCGATGCTGGATACCGAGCGTCCTTTTTCATCTTTGCGCCCTAGTGTATGGTTCCATACGCCTTTGATGCCTTGGTTTTCGGGAACGTCTTTTTCACTATCGGCCATTGTAATTCTTCCTGTTTCTTTCTTGCTTGCTTCAGGGGGCTTCTAATCGAGTTTTGGTGATTGTTTATTCCGTCTGCGGCGGTACAGCGCATTGCCGCTGCGAACTGCGCCAATGGGTAAGCCAATCCCAAGCGTCAGCGCAGCAGCCATAATGGTGGGAACCAAAAATCCCTGCAAAAAATGCATTTGCCGTTGGTTTTCTATTTTTGTCGTGTCGCTCGGCAAGCCGTCTGCGTCAAATCCGTATGCGCCGTCGCGAATGTTCTCGGCTGCGTTTCGCCATGATTGGATGGCCGTTTCATAATGAGCGACGAGTTGCCCTTGAGCGGGATTCACGGCCTGTGCCGCCGATACGCTGCGCTGGTACTCTTCGCTGTTGGGGTCTTGGTAGAGTGTTGAAATATAATCGTAACGCATCAAACTTGGCGGCATGGTCGGGGCGGTGCCATTAATATTTCTTAAAAAGGCGCTGTATTCTTGCAAGGCCTGTGTGGCTGTCGCGACTTCAAAAAAGGCAGCATTCGGGTCGGGGATATATGTCCATTCCCGTTCGCCGCTTTTTTCAGTCACTCTGAAGGCGCGGTAATGGTCGTGATCCCGCACCAAAACCAGAGTTTTGTCAGGCGCAATTTGTAACGCTTCATACCCGAAATCATTCTGAAGGCCATAGGCAATTGGGCTGCGGTTATTTTCGCCGCGGAGATTCAGTGTTTCGCCGCTTATCCCTATACCGACTATGGCTCCCAAAACAGTGCCGGAAATCATGATCGGCGCCGCAACGTGAAATCCACTCGCGGTTTTCAATGTTGCGCCGGACATCATTTCGCGGCTGATGGTTCCGATGGCGGTGCGGGGGTATTCATAGGCGGAAAACACACGCCGCGCTTCGGCTTTAAAGCCGCGCTCTTCCGGTTTGTCCATATGTTTGTCGGCCATGAGGGTTGTTCCTGTTTAACTTTGTTGTCTTGGTTGTCTGGCTTTGTTTATCACTTATTGTCCATTTTTTTCTCGCGGCGGCGTCTGTGCCCGCGTGCGGCGAGGGCGCCTGTGGTTCTGACCACACCGATCAAGCCGCCCAAGGCGATATATCCGCCGATGAATATTGCGGTAAGGGTGGCTCTTTCCGCGATGGTTTCTCGCGGGGTGATTTCGGGTTGCTCGGCGGCTATTTCCCCGTCACGGAATCCGTATTGGCCATCGGCGACTGCGGAAATGGCGGTGCGGAGTTCGCTCAAGGCTTGTGTATATTCCTGCCGCAAGTTGGCGCCTAGAAAATTATTGCTTTCTTGCGTGCTTTTGCGGTGAATGCTTGTGCCGTCTTCGGGATCTTGGAAAACGCGGGTGACGTCGTCAAACCGAACCAAGCGCGGGTCATAGGGCGGGGTGCGGCTGAAATCTCCGCTTAATGTGCCGATTTTTCCTTCGACTGCTTGTGCGAATTGTGCGATCAGGCGGGTTGGCTTCTGACGGGTCACTCACATATTGCCATGTGTTGCCGCGTTCGGTGCCGTCCGTCGGGGCGGTGTAGACGCGGTACAGGCCGTTATCATGCTCGACGATCACGGTGACATTGTCTCTTTGGAAACTGTCCGGCGCGATAGCCAATGTCGGAGCTCAGTGTTTGCTCATAGCCCGCTTCAATGCTTTGCGCATCCACATTGACTTCGGCTTTGTCGAGGGAATACAGCACGGGCGCGGCAATGATGGCGCCGGCAATAAGGCTTTTCAGGGCGGATCCTCCGTCCTTATACTGAATAATAGCCACCCCTTTGCCCATTTGCTCGCGCACGATGCGGCCTGTGGAATCGGGCGCGGCGTGGGCTCCGAATGTCTTCGAATACCACCCGACCTCTGGGCTATCAACCGGTTTGTCCGCCATGAAATCCGTCCTTCTCGCCTCTCCTTTTCGTCAGTTCTAGATTATTTTGAAAGAGGTTACATAAGGGGCGGTTTTGGTTTCAATGGCTTGTGCCGTGCCGACATTGACAGTGGCTGTATACAAGATGCTTTCGCGTTCAACGGCCGTTTCGAATGTGACACCGAGGTCGTGCATCACGCGTTCAATTTTGCCTTGTTTATCTGTGTCATGGTCGGTCTGAATGTGAATATTTTGCATGAACTTTTCTTTCTTCGTTGTTGCAAACATCTGTTTGACTGTTTTAAGTGTTCGCATAAAAGCCAATAAAACTTAATTTTTCCTTATATTGATTGTTATGGCAAATATCAAGTTTTTTGTTCAAGGGATTGGTGTCGGCAACGCATTTATTGACATAATGTTTGCGGCTATGGTTTAACAGATAAACCGTCATTCGGCGAGGGTGTTGATGCATAAAATCATCCACCAAATGCCGAGATAATAAAAAGGGCTCAATGATGAAAAGCGCAAGCGCAGCATTTGCGGCAAAAAAGAATGATACTGAATCTGACCTGAAACTCAGATTCACAATACCGATTGTAAAGACCTCCGCTATGCGCAGGCCAAACGACAATGGCAAGGGCTATAGTGATGAGTATTATAATCGCGATGTTTTTGTCCTCGCGGCGTGTGACCCCGATGATATCCAATTCGCGATTCAAAATGCCGATAATCCGCTATGGACGGATGTTCATATTAAGGATATCGGGGTTTACACGGTTTGTTTCGAATTTGAGGTTTTCCAAGATCATTACGCCAAGGCCTTGAGCGAACGCTCGGCATACAGCACCGTGGATGACAATATACGCAAGCAGGCCTTGGAAGGCCGACCCAATTGGCGCCCTCGATAAACGGCCTTGTTTGGTTGTCCGCGCATGTAATCGGCGCATAATAAAAAGGGCACCTGCGCGGTGCCCTTTTTGAATTTTTATGCGTATATGCGACACGGAACTATTATTTTCCCTTGTGCATTTCTTGCAATTTTTCAAACAGTTCTGGGCTTTCACTGTCTTCACCGAGCATATGCCCAACCGCGCCTTCACCGTGAACGCGTGAGAATGAAGAGTGGTGGAAACCTAAAATGCCTTCATAGTCGCGGGTCAAGCCCTTGCCGCGCGGAAGAATATATTCGCAGCTTCTGATATTGCTGTTGATGAACCAGCAATGGATGTTGTCTTTTACAAGCCAGCGCCCGATTTGTACCTTTTTGAGCATCTCATCGACATTGCCTTTGGCGGCGAGGATATCGGGAGCCTGAACCCAATAATAATGGCCTGTATCGTCAAAGAACATATAGTCGCCCACGACAAAGAAGATATGGTCGACCATCATGTCGTAATAATCCTGCATCGCGGGGGTCATTTCTTCGCGTTTAATAGTGCCACCCGGAATGGCGCCGCCATAGCGGAAACGATAAGCCTTCATTGTTTCAAGTGCTTCGACCACTTGCGGAGCATAGGCTGGGTCAATCACATAGTCGTCATGGTGCCATTGGTTGAGGCGGAAAATCGTCGGGCCGTTCGGGCCGCTGCCCACTGGCTTGAGGCTCGTGTTTTCAACATGGGTGGTCATGAATGTTTTGGCGGGTTCTTCGGTGTAAACGTCAAAACAGACTTCGCTGGAGGATACTTTGAACTGGCTTGCTGTGTCGGCGCTATAGGCCCAGCATAAAGTGTCGTTTTTAATGGTCCATGTGCCTTTGAAAATCGTTCCGGCGGGAAGGCCGTTCCAGCCATCATTGATTTGTTGAACAAGGCTGTTATCCGGCTTGAAATAAATGCGGTTGAGTTTGCCCAATTCCCAAAATGTGTTGTTGTCGGTCATTTTTGCGATTTCGGCGGCGCCGATTTTACGGTTAGCGCTTTGCTGGGCAAGGGCGTCTTGTAAAGGAATCAGGACACACAGCGCAAATAAAAACGATGAAAACAAAATATATCGGTACATTAAAGGCCTCTTTTTGATTTTTTGTATTATGCAATATGGCGGGATCGCGTCATGCTCTTATAGTATAGCAGAAAATTTACAACACAAATATTAACAGTATTTAAGTTAGTGAATAATTAAAAAAGCGTTTTACGCACAGGCCGCGAAAACGAAGAGCGGAGCCGTGTTGGCTCCGCTCTAAAATTCATGATGTATTTTACTCAGTCTTGACGTGTCTAAGCCGCTTTTGCGCTTTGGCCTTCTTCAATGCTCACACGCAGGCGCCCTTTTTCTGCGCTGTTATGGGCATTGTTGAGGTCGTCAGCATAGGCGTAGATCGTTCCGCTGTCGCCGAGAACCGGAATGACATGGTGTTCCATAAGCAAGTTATAAACAACCCGTACATTATCGCCGGTGACAGGGCTGGCTTTGTCGTATTGACCAAGCTCGACCCAGCGTCCGTTGCCGGTATGGATCGGGTGGCGACCAGTGCCGATGACGCCGTCATAGGCAAATAATCCGCCGCCTGTCATGAACAAACCTTCTGACGTCTGTGCAAGGCCGCTGTCAAAGCTCCGCTTCATGGTTTGCAAGACGCGGCCTGCAATCGTCATGTCGCCTGCTTCGATCAATTCAACCGGCTTGCTCGTGCCGTCCGCCATGGCGATCAAAGTGCCAGCAGCCAGACAGTTTCCGCCGCCGCCGCCGCCGCCATCGCCGCCGCCGCCGCCGCAAACGTCAACTGAGCTGATCTGTGACCATCCTCCCCAGTTTCCGCGACCGGGCTCCGGCGATGTATAGGTGCGTTCTTCGACAATGTCGGTACAGCCAAGGTGACGCACGCGTGTTTCGGCACACGTTGCAGGCGATTCCAAAGTCCAGTCCGGAACATTCGGCGTTTGCGCCAGTGCCGTAACCGCAAAATCTCTGTAACGATGGCCTTCGCGGCGGTTCACGGTAATGCCCAGAAGGATATCGTTCTCAAGATCCTCCTCGTCATCGACGCGCTCGCCTCCGGCTACCTCGTTGCCCTCACTACAAGTCCATCGTTCCGTTTCGCGCCATGCGCATCCGGATTGGCCTTCGCGGTAATTCCAGTTCGGGTTGGCCGGATCATTCGGGACGAG